AAATGGTACAATGACAGATTATTTTTATTTGATAACAATGCTCTTGCTGATCCAGAGAATAATCAATCAGAAATGGAAGCTGTACTTGAGGCAATAGAAGAAGCTGTTGTTCAAATGAATGTGAAATTTATTTGTATTGATAACTTAATGACAGCTATTGAGTTGGACCCAAAGACAAGTGCTTATGCATTGCAGAGTATTTTTGTTGGGAAGTTAGCTAGTATTTGCAAAACATACAATGTTGTGATTGTTCTGGTTGCTCATCCTAGAAAAGAGACAATGGGAATGGATGAGAATGATTCAATTAGCGGTTCAGCAGATATTACTAATAAAGCTGATATTGTTTTGAAGTATCAGAGGCCAAAAGAAGATAAACATGTTAATCCGGAAGATATGCCACCTAGACAATTAGCAGTTCTTAAAAACAGATTAACAGGACGAATAACAGGTAGTAATCCTATTGCTATGTATTATGACGAAGATAGTAAGAGGATATCGGAAAGACCAAACGATTTTAAAAGAGATTATATAAAAGACGAGCATGTATTTGTTCAATTAACAGTTGATGATGAAACAAACATTCCTTTTTAAGAGGTGGTTAAATGACAGAGGTTCAACAGAAATGGATAAAAGATAAACAGAATGAGCTTGATACATATATTCAACAACATTTTCCTATGGATGATTCAGAATGTGAATATGTAGTTGATTATGTGAGCTCAATTGTAGCAAAAGTTAGAGCAAAAGACGAAAACAGTGGAAACGAAGTCAGACGAGCATTGTTTGATGTTTTGGAGAAATGGGAGAGAAAATTGCATGAAAGTACTTGAAGAAAAAAATTGTGCGATATGCAGCAGTCGGTTCCAACCAACACGAAGTTGGCAACTGTGTTGTTCAAAAGAATGCACCTATGAAAGACAAAAGATAATGGCTAGATGGAACAAAAAGACAAAGCCAAAAGTTAAGAAAGTTAAAAAGTTGTCATTGCAAGAATTAAGCGTTGAGGCAAGAAAGCATGGCATGAGCTATGGAAAATACATTGCATTGGTAGAGAAAGGGATAAAGCTATGAATAAGTTGAAAGTTGGAGATACGATTAAATGTCATAACAAGGAAGAAATGGTTGAAATATCAGAGGCATTAGCTAGAGAGGATATTATTACAGATTTCCTTTATGAAAAAGACGGAGAAAAAGGGTTATGGTTAACTGTTGAGGCTGTTTTAGAGAAAGATATTCCTTCTGTAGCAGAGATTAAGCAGAAGATATGTGATGACTATTGCAGATATCCCAAAGAGCATTTAGCTAATGGAGATTATTTGAGGGGCAGAGAACTTATGGATATTATTTGTGAAGAGTGTCCGCTTAATTATTTGGAGGATTAAAAATGAAAGTTCATTGCTTATTTGAACAGTCTGGAACGTTTAAAAATGAATTTATAAAACTAGGGCATGAAGCTTACGATTATGACATTCAAGATGAGTTTGGACAGACGGATTATGTATGTGATTTGTTTGAAAATATTAGGTGGGGGTACGAAGGAAAGCCTAGTATATTTGACAACATAAGTAAGGATGATTTGATTATGGCATTTTACCCATGCATACGTTTTGAAGACCAAGCATTGTTATTGTTTAGATGTGACCAATATCAATTACAAAAGAAAGCAGATATTGAAAAGCTAGAGATTGATTTAAAAACACATAAGGAATTAAGTGAACTCTATGAAAACATAACAAAACTATCAATTATCTGCCTCAACAGGGGGTTGAGATTAATAATTGAAAACCCATATAGCACACAACATTACTTAACTAACTATTGGTGTTTAAAACCTGTGGTCATTGATAAAGATAGAACGATGCGGGGAGATTATTACAAAAAACCGACCCAGTATTGGTTTATAAATTGCAAGCCGGAAAACAATTTGATATTTGAGCCTTTAGATTATGTTGAATTAAAAACAATATCAAACTATGCGCATAAAAAGGATAACAAAATTGATGGCAAAAGTATAAAAACAAGTCGGTCAATGATTCATCCACAATATGCGAACAGATTTATTAGAGAATTTATATTGGAGGAAGAGAAATGAAGAAGAAAGAATATTCTCCACCAATATTTCAGCACAGGATAAACGAGAGGTAAATAAAATGAAAAATACATTATCAGATTTAAACAATTATTTATTTGAAGAATTGGAAAGATTACAGGATGACGAGCTTGACGAAGAAAAATTGAATATGGAAATCAATAGATCAAAAGCAATATCTCATGTGTCAGCTCAAATTATTAACAATGCAAAGTTGGCATTAGACGCACAAAAGCATTTTGACGAGATGGGAAGAGATACAGATGTTGTGACACCATTGTTAGAGGTTAACGGAAATGGCAATAAAGTACACAGAGGAACAAAAAGAGTTTCTTAAAAGATATCTACCAGAGCATACGCATGCAGAAACAGTTGTTGCTTATAATCGACAATTTCCAGATAGTCAAATAACTGTTAAACAGAGTAGGTCCTTTACGAAAAATTATAAAGTTAAATCTTCTAATGATGGGAGATTTAAAAAGGGGCAACAGGCACATAACAAAGGTAAGAAGTTTCCTGGAATGAAAAACAGTGGTCAATTTAAAAAAGGAAATCGACCTTACAATTGGAAACCAGTTGGAAGTGTTCGGATAACAAGAGATAACTATATTGAAATTAAAGTTGAAGAACCAAGAAAATGGAAACTTTTACACATATATATTTGGGAAATGTTCAACGGACCTGTTCCAGACGGACACAGAGTTATATTTAAAGACGGAAATACAGGAAATTGTAATATTGACAACTTAATGCTGATATCTGACAAGGAATTATTACAACTTAATAAGTTAGGTTGGAGAACGGAATATTGTTCTGTTACAGAGGCTTATGTCAATCTTTTGAGATTGATGAACAAAAGAAAAGAGGTTACGAATGGCAAAAATGAAGATTGATAAAGACGATAGAGCAATATATTAAGCCTCACACAGTTTTGGTTTGATATGTTACTACACGTTAGAGGGAACGTTTGATTTTAAAGAGCGTCGAATTAGAAAATATTATGCAGCAGTTGATAGCTTAAAAGAAAAATGGGGTTGTGACGAATTATCAACTGTTGAAATGCTCAACTACGCAGAAAAGAAAAAGGTTGATGTATACGGTTGGCTTAAGAGTATTCCGACAAGTCAAAAAGTCAGATTGGCAGGCAAGAACATTACTCCATACACGCTAAAATTTGTAGAGTCGTCGTTGCTTGCAGTCACGCTTATGTCGGTTATCGTGCTTAAGGAAGAATTCAAGTTTTCTAACCCAATGGTTAGAAGATTTTTAGATCAAGTGAAAAACTACATAGACAGCTATTCCAGAAAACAACCGAAATGCAAATATTATTATCTAGACGATAATATGATTCTTGAATGGTTCAAATCAGAGCTGTTAATGGACTTAGACACAGGAGAAAAAATTAAGGAGGGTTAAATGTCAATAAGGAATGTAAGTTATGGATTAACAAGGGAAGAGTATAAAGAGTTGTGTTTGGAATGTCAGAAGTCAACATTTGATAAACAAGATTTGTTGTTTGAATGTGCCAAGGAATCCAACAGAGAGATAGCAGAGATAATCTGCGAATCAATTTTATACGGAATGTCTTACGATAGGCTATCTTGTGCGTATTACATTCCAATTAACAAGAATGACTTTTACGCATACAGGAGAAAATGTATAGCGTTATTTAAAGACAAGAAAGAGGTGTAGCATGGCAGAATACAGAGTAAAAAGATATTTTATGATTGAAACCGAACACGTTACTGTTGTATTTAATGTCAATACAAAATGGGAATATGTGGGGTATGCAAATGGATATGCAAGGTTACATAGAAAAGGTGTTTTTATAGACGTAAGCACAGATGTACTTGAAAGAAATTTTAAAGAGGTGTGATATGGCAGATATTGAGAAAGTCCTTGATGGATTATACGGATTAAGGTCAGATTTAAAAATCATGTGCGCTGGAATACACAGAGATTATTACAACAACGGTATGATACATTTAAACGAAGCAATCCAGACTATCAGAGAGTTGCAGAATCAGATACCAAAGTGGCATTTAGTTGCTGATGGGGAGTTACCAAAGGAACATGATTCTATGTTTGCTAAATACAAAGGGACAAATATGTGGAATAGTCATATGTTTGAGAAAATATCCGATGATGTATTTATAGCGGTTAAAGACAAAGAAGATAGATATGTAACATATGTTGCGCATACAGTTGATGGAAAATGGAAATGTGATTGGGGAAGAGTTTATCCATGTTTTAAAGTAATCGCATGGACAGAATTACTAAAGTTTGAGGGGGTTGAGTAATGATTGATGAACTTATTGTTGAAATAAACGAATTAAAAGAATACAAACAAAAATATGAATTTGCATTAAAAGAAAAGCAAAAAATGTCTGATTTATTGTATGAGTTAATGTCAGAAAAATATGATAATTTGCCATATGAAGAACGTGCTGAATGGCATAAAAAAGAAATGTGCAATCATTGTAGATATTATGGTTGTGGTAGAGAGTTAGCTGATGATATAGGTTGTGTTTTACCAAGTGAAAAAGCATGGATTCCAAGCCGAATATGTTGTAAACATTTTGATTGGAACTAGGAAAGTGAGGGATAGATATGGCAAATCGTAAATTGAAAACCTATACATTTTCCACTCGTAAAAGTGCTGAAAGAATGGAGAGATATTTAGAAAGTAAAGGGTGCGAAATAGTTTGTCTTGATTTGGCAGATGATGATGTAACTTGGTTTCTGTCTTATTATGACGAAAAGATTGATGATTAAGGAAAGTGAGGAATAGAGGATGTTAATTAAAGATTTACAGAGTGGAACAGTTCGAAAGTATGGTTCTGATTGCCACGATAGTCTAGCAATAAGTCAAGATGGAAGAACTTTAAGCTATTACAATCTGCAATGTGGTGATGGTAGCAAATATGGAGATTTCCGATTTGTAATGGAAGATGGAGAAGTGCCACAAGATAGCCATACACCTGATGCAATGTATTGTGAGTGTTATTTCAATATTGGTGGATTTGATAGAAATTTAGCAGACCACGACAAGCAGATTAGGGATAATGAGCGAGAAAAAATTTTAACATATCTAGTAGACAATGGCTATGTCGAGTATGGACTTGATGTGGAATATTTGGCAGAACAGTTGAGAGATGGAGGAAATGAGTGATGGCGAAGAAAGATTGTAAAAATTGTGTTAATTGCACTTCATTACACGGGTTTATGTGTACCTGCCATTACTCTTATGATGAAGTGATTGATGGTCAAAGTTATCACACTCAAGTAGGACAAGATGTACATAGAAGTAAGGCAAATAAGTGTGAGTATTACAACAAACAATACGATAGGAGTGAGGTGTTTGTACTATGACAAACAGAGAAATGATGCTTAAGGCACTTAAAGGCGAAATTGATGATTGGGGAGCAGAGGAAGCAATTATATATTATCACATAGATTGCCCATATTATTCCGCTGACACAAGATGCGAGTGCCACAACAAAGAGATAAGCCGAGAGGTATGTTCTGAGTGCAAATACAAGTGGTTAGATAGTGAGGTGGATGAGTAAAAATGAGATGTGATAATTGCCCATTAAGCCCAATAGCAGATGATGATGCTTGTGCTATTGCTGATAGTGAGTACGGAATTGAACACAAGGACGGAATGAGTGGATGTAGACATCCTTATAATTGGTGCAAAAAGAAAGCAGACGAGTATGTAGATTATTTAGGAGAGATGGCAGATGGAATGATACAAATGTATGGGTATTAGAAAGTGAGGAATAGAGGATGAGCAGATATGTTGATTTAGACGGATTAACTTGGGATGGGAAATTTATTACTTCAAAAATACAAGAAGTGAAAACCAAACACGGGTATATGCAAGCAATAACAATCGGTTGGCTATGGGGAGACAATGTTCCTCATATAGATTTAGCCGAACACGACAAGCAGATTCGTGATGAGGTTATTGAGGAATGTATCAGAGCAATCGAAGAAGATAAGTCTTTATTCGATAATCACAAAACAGATTGTATTATGGCAATCAAAACAAGATGTCAAAATGTACTAAAGAAGTTGAAAGGAGAGCAGAATGAATAATTTAGAAACCGCAATTTCCATTTTAGGAAGTGATAATATTGAAAAAATCAAAAATGTACTTACAGAACTAATTATTGATGATATGCGTGAATCTTGTAAATCAGAGTGGTTCGTATTGCCATCACAGTTTGATGATATGTTTAATTCAATGTGTGAAGAAGTAATGGTAAAATTAAAAAAGAAATACAAGAAAGCACTTACTGAGGTGATTGAGCAGAAAATTATAGACAATATTGAACAGTTGAAAGGGGAACAGAAGAATGAGTGAGATAAGCATTAGTAGAGAAGAAGCAATTAAGAACTTAAATACGTTTATTGAGTTTATGAAAAATACTCAAAATGATTCAGATAATCCTTATTTTTGGAGCAAGGAAGATTATTTGTCTTTTGCAAAAGCAATCTCCGACATGGAGAAGCTGGAGAAGATTGAGCAGATTATAAATAGTTGGGATTCTGACATTCCAAGAGATATTATTCATTGGGAAAAGATGAGAATAATTGAACAGATTATGAAAGGAGAAAAATGAACGAAAACGAAGAAAAGCTGTCTTGCGAGCTTGACAGTTTTGGAGAGCTACGTTTGGACAACAAAAAATACATAGTCGCATTAACTGACGTGCAGCAGGAAGTTGAAGCAGGAAGAGTTAGACACAAATTCGTGCTGACGGAGATTATTTAAGATTAGAGGCAGAGTGATCTGTCTCTTTTTTGTGTCAAGAACTAAATGAAAGTTGTGTACAAATATTCCTTTGCGAGAATTTATAATTAAATTAGATATTGATTTGAAAGGAAGTGAGTATGTGGCAAATGAGCAAAATTTAATGCGAGGTAATCCAAAATACCAATTCAAGAAAGGCGACCGAAGAGCGTCCGAATGTGCATATAAATCACATGAAGCTCACAGACAAAAGAAAACAATGTCTCAACTTGCCACTGTAATGCTCAATTCTAAGCTAGACGACAAGAATAGTGAAAAGATAAAAAAACAGTTCGGTGACATTCTGGACGAGGATATCACTGCAGCGTCTGCCATGATCGCAGGACAAGTTAAAGCTGCCATGAGTGGAGATAGTAGAGCATTTAATGCTGTCAATGCTCTGATAGAGAAACAAGAAGAAAGAGAAGAACGAGAAGAAAAAGAACGTATAGCCAAACTGTTTAAGACATACCACATGGACTTATACAACATTCCAGACGTGTTTCATTCAACTATTAGAGATATAAGAGACGAAAAACACCAAGAATATGTATTCAAGGGTGGTCGAGGTTCTACCAAGTCATCAACAGTTGCTATGCAGATTATTGAGTTGATGAAGAATAACCATGATATACACGCAGTTGTTTGCCGTAAGGTTGGTAATACACTTAAAGATTCTGTATATAGCAAGATTAAGTGGGCAATAGGTAAGCAAGAGTTTACAGAAGAGTTTGACGCACATAAAAGTCCATTAGAGATTACATTAAAAGCTACAGAACAGAAGATATATTTTAGAGGAGCTGACGAACCGGAGAAGATTAAATCTATTGCTCCGGAGTTTGGATATATAGCTATTCTTTGGTTTGAAGAGTTAGACCAATTCAATGGTCCGGAAGAAATACGAAATATCACGCAATCAGCTATTCGAGGTGGTGATAAAGCATGGATATTTAAGTCATTCAACCCACCAAAGACAGCTAACAATTGGGCAAATCAGTATGTGTTGGAACCAAAAGACAACATGATAGTCCACAGTTCAACGTATCTTGATGTTCCACCGGAGTGGTTAGGACAGCCATTCATTGATGAAGCTGAACACCTAAAGGAAGTTAATCCGGAGGCATATGAACACGAATATGGTGGGGTTGCTAATGGAAATGGTGGAATGGTATTTGAATATCTCGACATTCGAACAATAACGGATGAAGAGGTTAATTCATTTGACAGAATATATCAAGGACAAGATTGGGGTTGGTTCCCAGACCCTGCAGCGTTTATTCGACTAGCATACAACCATGCGCAAGACTGTATCTATCTGATAGACGAGCATTATGTGAATAAGACAAAGAACTCTGACAATGCACAGTGGATATTCGACCATGATTACCATGATTATGAGATTACCTGTGATAGCGCAGAGCCTAAGTCAATTAGTGATTACAGAGATTTAGGGTTGAATGCACATCCTGCTAAAAAGGGTGCAGGTTCTGTTGAATATGGCATGAAGTGGTTGCAAGGTAGACGAATAGTAATTGACCCAAAACGTACTCCAAACGCATACAAAGAGTTTACAGAATACGAATACGAGCGAGACAAGGACGGAAATGTAATCAGTGGTTATCCGGACGCAAATAACCATTTGATAGACGCTACAAGATACGCATTAGAAAGATTTTACAATAGACGAGGAGCGAGTGCCTAATGAGTTTATTAAATACAATAAAAGGATGGTGGAACAGGATGTTTAGTAACGCAGTGAAAAAGAACTTCGGTGTTAGTGGTATAGAATCACAGAGCATGAAAGACGCAATCAAGACATGGCTGAACGTTTATCAAGGCAATGCGCCATGGATTGACCCTGTGGAAGATATTAAGTCAATCGACTTTGCACAGAAGATATGCTCAACGATTGCAGAGCTAACAACTCTTGACATTGATGTGCAGTTCGACAAGAAGAGAAAAGACTATATGCAGCAGTTTTACAACAGTTCTGTTGCACCAAAACTAAGAGAGTGGGTTGAGTTCGGCTGTGCTTGTGGAACAATCATTCTCAAACCAAACGGAGAGGGTGTTGATTTTGTAACACCGGACAGATTTGAGGTTATTCAGAAAGACGGAAATCACAACATCACAGACATTGTGTTCCAAGATAACTACGAAGCTGACGGAAAGTATTACACAAAATTGGAAAGACATAGATTTTGGGACGCAGACGTAAGAATGCTAGATAGTGAGGAATATACACGAATGACTTACTACTCTATCGAGAACAAGGCATTTGTCAGCAAGGTATCAACAGAAATAGGTGTTCCTGTTGCTCTGACAGATACAAAATGGATGAAGATACAGCCAGAAGTGTATATCACAAAGAAGAATGACGAGAAAATCAACTCAATGCTGTTCGGCTTGTTCAGAATGCCGGGCGCAAACAATATTGATCTAGACAGCCCACTTGGATTATCTGCATTTGCAAAGGCTATTGAGGAGCTTAAAGATTTGGATATCGCATACAGCAGAAATTCAACAGAGATATTCGACAGTAAAAGAATTGTTCTTGTTGATGAGAGACTTGTACAAATGCCATCAACAAAGGATAGCAAGGGCAATATTGTTAGACACAAGTTGCATTTACCTAAATTTGCAAGAAATGTAAATGCAGACGATACAAACAGCTTCTATCAAGAGATAAATCCACAGATTAACATTGAACAGAGAAAACAGGAAATTGATTTTCAGTTGTCACTTATCGGTTGCAAATGTGGTTTCTCAAATGGGTACTTTGTTCTGGATGAAAAAACAGGCATGATTACAGCAACACAGGTTGAGGCAGATGACAGAGAGACAATTCAGCTTATCAAGGACACAAGGGATAAGTTAAAGGTATGTCTAGAAGATTTATTCTATGCACAGAGCGTATTTGCTGATTTGTATGGTTTGGCACCTGTTGGAGAGTTTGAGACAAATTACAATTTCGGAGACATCACATACAACTATGAAGAGGATAAGGCTACATGGTGGTCTTATGTACAGGCAGGCAAGGTTCCTGCGTGGATGTACTTTGTTAAGTTTGAGGGATTTTCAGAAGAAGAAGCAAAGGCAATGGTAGATGAAGCACAGCCAAAAGAGACAGGGCTGTTTGCTGAGGAATAGAAAGGAGTTACATTATGGATTTTTCAAAAATTGGAAATGGAACAATTGTTGTAGTAGGTGTGGAGCTTGTCGACAGATATTCGTTGCAGTGTCTAGCTGTTGACAAAGACAATCTTCCAACAGAGAGGCTTGCAAATGGCTCTACTTGTTGGGTTGTTGACACACAGGAAGCAATGACATTACATCAAGGTGTATGGTATTAGGAGGGTTGATTAATGGCAATTACAGGATTACAGGCTCTTGGAGTTGGTAAGAAATACACTAACCAAGTCGCATTAGGATTAAGTGAGGTAACAATTGACAACGAAAAGGGAATTGTAACATTTACATTAAATGACGGTTCAAGCGCAAGTTGGACATTCCCTAAGCCTGCAAATGGTAAAGATGGCAAAAACGGAATAGATGGTGTTGACGGAATTTCGGTTGTATCTGTTGAACAGCCAGACAGTAGACATTTTAGGTGTGTATTTTCTGATGGTAGCAAATCACAGTTGATTACACTTCCTGTTGGACAAGGTGGTGGAGGCTCTTCTTCTGCAAGTGAAATTTTCTTGTCTGATGGAACAGACGTTGAGACACAGTTCGGCAAGGTTCAGACAGAGATTGACGGATTGTTTGATGTTGCAGGGAATATCGTATATGGAACAGTTGAGACATATGCTGACTTGCTCTTGGTAGATACAAGTGCATTTGAGAGTGGAATTTATCTCTATCTTGTCAAGCAAGACGAGAACTATCCAAAGGATGATGATGAATGTTACTCAACATTGTATATGTTCTTATCTTCGCAACGTGCAACATGGAATTTTATAGGTAAGTTGAACGTATCTGAAAAAATGATGGCTGAAATGATTGCAACAGCTATCACAAGTGCATTGATGAACTATTATACTAAGGCTGAATTGCTTGCAATGACAGAAGAATGGACATTTACTCTTGAAGATGGTTCAACAGTTACAAAGAAGGTGGGTGTTTTTGCCAATGAGTGATTTTAGCAAAGTAAAAGGAATTGTTATTCCTCAAGGCAATGTGGAAAGCATTACCTCAAACGGAGTAAAACTCTGGGGTTCAGAAACACCAATTGATTATTCTGAAATTAAATGGTCAACTTCATCATGGGAAGAAATAGCATTCATGTTACAAGCACATTATTTGGGTAAAGTAAACATAGCTGATTATTGGAATGTGGGAGAATCAAGAACAATTCCAATTAGCAATATATCGGCAAGTGGAAGTAATGCTTATGGATCATGGTCAACACAAGGTAAAGAACAATCATCTTGTGAATTAGGCTTTGTTATTCTTGGATTCAACCATGATGAATTTGCAGACAGTACTAACAAGTCTGCATTGACAGTAGGCATAAGGTCAACTATGCCAGTTAAGAGTCCTATTGCTTCTTCATATGATGGAGCATATTACCGAAGCAATTGGAATACATTCGGTTGGCGAGATTGGTGTAATTATGGGTTCTTGGGTGCGTTGCCAAGTGAATTACAACCTTTGGTCAAAGAGGTTAAAAAGGAACAATTGACAAATTCAAGTTCTGTGCCAAGCCAAAAAGTAATAGTTAATGATAAAGTATTTTTCTTGTCATCAAAAGAAGTATTCGGTAGTGCTGACGAATGGGTTAGAACATTAGAAGGTTCACAATATGAATTTTTCAAAAATGAGTCTAATAGGGCAAGTGGTAATATGTGGTGGACAAAAACACCAAGAGAATATTATACACACAACATTACTGTTAATGCTGATGGCTCGATTGGTGGCAGAATTTGGAGTGATGTAAATAACTGTTACATCAAGGTAGCTTTCTGTTTATAAGATTACTAAGGGTGCGTAGAAATGCGCACTCTTTTGAAAAGGATTAGTATAAATGAGCAAATTACCAAAAAACTATTACACAGACAAAATGAAAAAATTCAATGTCAGCAGAACAGAGACAGGCTTTAAATTGGAGCTTGATTATACTCCATTAGGTGTCAAGCTAGACAAAGCACAAGACAAGTTAGACGACGCTGTTTGGGACTCTGTTCAGAAACGTATGCCTGTTGATACAGGGGGATTGAAAGCAAGAACAAACGCTATCAATCAAGTAGAACGTGGGCAGGTGTTTTTATACGACCCAGAAGTCGAGTATGCCCATTATCAGTATGAGGGCAAGGTATATGTTGACCCAATAACAGGAAAAGGTGCTTTCTATTCTCCGGAATATGGTTTCTGGTCAAGACCGGGAGTAAAAAAAGTTCCTTCTGACAGACCATTGCAATACGGACAACCAAATGCTGTTGCACATTGGGGCGAGGTTGCAATACAAGAGGACCAACAGAAATGGCTTGATGTTGTTAAGAGGGCATTACAATGATTACACCAGATTACTTGAACGAAATTATGTACGGAGTAGAGGACAGACTGTCAGAGGTAAATGAATACCTGCTCCGTACAATCATAAAAAGAATAATGGCAACCTTTGAGAATGGCGAGGGAGAGTTGTTTATCCCATCAACCATAGCTGACATGCGAAAGCTTATGGCTCAAGGAGTCTTGTATGAAGACATACAGCAAGCGGTCACAAAGTCTCTTCCGCAGATTGAGGGGGCAATCAAAGACGCTTTCTATCAGAGTGCTGCAGAGATTATCAATCAAAATAATCAGATGGCGGTTCAGATCGTGGAGGCTAACAATCTGCATGAGGTTGCTTTACCGAGCTTTGAAAAGGCAGGAATTACACCTTATGCCTCTGAATTGAACATGACAAAGATGGAGATTAGGTTGTTGGAGTCGGCATATAAACGCACAAAAGGGGAAATGCGTAATCTTACCAAGACGACTGCATTAAAGGCGCAAGCAAGCTATGTTAATGCGTGTGACAAGGCATATATGAAAGTACAAAGTGGTGTTTCTGTACAGAAAGCAGTTGTTGAAGCAATCAAGGAAGTATCTGACAGAGGAATTGAGAGTGTTGATTATCGACTGGGCAAATCTGAACGAATGGAAGTTGCAATTGCTAGAGCGGTTAGAACCGGAGTCAATCAAGCCAACGCAGACATTGTTCTGACACGTTGTGCAGAAATGGGTGTTAATTTTGTCAAGGTATCGGCTCATATGGGTGCGAGAGTAACAAAAGTTGATGATTATACTAATCATTCATGGTGGCAAGGACGTGTGTACAGCCTTAATTGGGATAATTCAGCACTAACTGACTATGCAAAAGCTATATCAGAAACAGAACAAGGTTTTGAATGGTTAGCACAGATGAGAACTGCACTAATGGAAAGAAATCGCAAATACAATTTCCCAGACTTCATAGAGGCTTGTGGATATGGAAACATTCAAGGAATCTGCGGCGCCAACTGCAAACATAGCTTCTATCCATTCCATCCAGAGATACAGGAAGACACAGACGACAGACCTAATCTTGTACAGAATGAACAACGATACAAGCTTGAACAGAAAGCAAGAGCAATGGAACGTGCTATCAGAAAGACAAAACGTGAGCTTGCAGGACTTAAAGCTAGTAATCGTGATGATGACGAGTTCAAGGCAGAAAAGAAACGTGTCAGAAAGCTGTTATATGACCAATCTGACGCATATATGAAGTTCTGTAGAGAAAATAACGTTAAGCCTAGAAACATGGCTTTAAAGGTCTAATTCGAGTTAAAATCGAGTTAAACTCGAATAACACTCGAGTAACACAAAAGATACCTACACATAATAGCAAAGTGAAGTGAGATTGATGTGGAAGTATTACAATCCAAACCCAAGGCAAAAGAACACAGGAGATTGTGCTGTCAGAGCATTAAGTAAGGCACTTGGCACTGATTGGAGCAAAGCAAAGCTATATTTAGACGCTTATAGCATGGATGAGGCAGAAGTCGAAACGTCAGACATTGTATGGGGCAGAATCTTGGCAGAACATGGATTTACAATGCAATCATTGTACTGTAATGACGGATGTACACTTGAGGGGTTCTGTCAAAGAAATCCAAAGGGTGTGTTTGTTGTCAAATTACCTAACCATGTTGTATGTGTGATAGATGGTTGCTACTACGATTCTTGGGACAGTGGGAACGAAGCACCTTTATATTGTTGGAGGGAAAAATGAGGATATGTGATTTTGTCAAGCCAGAGATTGATTATCTCTTGGCAGAATGCAATTTCACGAAAGAACAGCTAGATTTTTTTAAATTAAGAGCTGATGATATGCCAATAGAAAAATGTGCTGAAATTATGAATATTTCAATTTCTACGGCAAATAGAATAAGTAAAAAAGTTAATAAAAAAATAGAAAAAGTAATGTAAAAATGTTATAATATAAGTGCGGATAGGGTAGCTCCCGAAAGCCACAATGCCTAGTGGTTTCCGCATTTTATTAATAGGCAATCAACACGAAAGGCAAGGTGTTATTTTTATGCAAGAAATTTGGAAAGATATTGATGGATATGAGGGGGATTATCAAATATCTAATATTGGTAATGTTAAAAGTTTGAAAAATAATATTATTTTAGTTCCTAGTATTACTGTATATGGATATAAAAGGGTATGTTTATCTAAAAATGGGATTAAAAAAAATATGGTTATTCATAGACTTGTTGCAACAGCATTTGTAGAAAATCCTAATAAGTATAAAATAGTAAATCATAAAGATGAAAATAAATTAAATAATAATGCTGACAATTTAGAATGGTGTGACATTAAATATAATACTAATTATGGCACTTGTATTGAGAGAAGAGCAAAAAATAAACAAAGAGCAGTGGTTCAATATGATAGAGATATGAATTATATTAAAACATATGAAAGCATAAAACAGGCTTCTAATGGGAATTACTCTATGTACACACATATAGGTCAATGTTGTAGAGGAGAATTAAAAACAGTTGGCGGATATGTATGGAGGTATGCGAATGAGTAAAGACTATGTTTGGTGTAAATTACAGAATAAAAAATGTGTTGAACCTAATATATATGCATGGGATTGTGGAGTTGCTTCTGATTGTGCAAAAGATTCATGTTGTTTTTATGAGAAATATCCGCAGAGATATCATAACAACATTCCGATATTAGATGATTCCTGTAAAAATGCAATTGTAAAAAAGTGCGGAAGAGAAAAAATGAAATAATAATGACAGATTATTGAGAGTTTACCGAAATGGTAGGCTCTCTTTTTTATTGCCATAATTTAGTTAGAAAGAGAGGTCAAGAACATGGCATATACACCACAAATCTACTATCCACAGAGCGCATATGCTCCACAGTATCAGCAGAATTATCAACCACAGATGGCACAGGTTCAAAATCCACAGCTACAACAGAACAACCAAGGCTTAATTTGGGTACAAGGAGAGACAGGAGCGAAGTCTTATCTCATGGCACCTAATAGCACAGTACTTCTGATGGATAGTGAAAGCGAGGCTTTTTACATCAAAATGACGGATGGTGCAGGAATGCCAACACTAAGGACTTTCGACTACAAAGAACGTGTTCAGAATATGCCACAGAACGTCGTAGAACAGCCACAGACGGATTGCAAATCATTAAGTGAACAATTTGTCACTAGAGAAGAATATGAGGCTATATGTGGCAAATACGAAGAATTACAACAGAGGGTTGCTGACTTGCAGAAACCTAAAACAACAACAAGAAAGAAAGAGGTAAATCCAAATGAGTAACCCTTTATTTAATCTTATCGGTAACACAATGCCACAGAATGAAATGACACAGATGATACAGCAATTTCAACAGTTTAAGCAGAATTTGAACGGAAATCCAAAACAGATTGTCATGAATATGCTTTCTGATGGAAAAATCACACAAGCACAGTTGAATCAAGCACAGCAGATAGCACAACAATACAAAGACATTCTTAAATGATATAAAGGTGCGCACTTTATATAAATATTATTCATGATTGGAGGAAATCATTAATGACAGACGGATTAACAGCTAGTGATGTTGCTCTTTTACAGAACAATGGACGCAACTCTGACGGATTTGGAGACGGAGAGGGTTGGTGGATTATCATTCTCTTTGCTCTTATCTTCGGTTGGGGCAGAAATGGTTGGGGTGGCAACTCTGACAACTTTGGTGGAGGTTCTGGCTATGTGAGTGACAATTATGCACTTATCACAGACAATGCGACATTAGAGCGCAAGATTGATGGTGTATACGCAGGAATCTGTGACAGCACATTTGCACTCAATAACACAATGACCAATGGCTTTGCGTCAGCACAGAACACAATGACACAAGGATTTGCAGGACTTAACACAGCACTTGTAACACAGGGTTATGAGACAAGAAATGCAGTCACACAGGACACAATTGCTAACATGAACAATACAAACTTGTTACAGGGAGCAATCAAAGATTGTTGTTGCCAGACACAGCAGAACATCAAAGACACACAGTATGTCATTAGCAACACAGGTAATGCAATTCAGAATCAGATTCAGAGCTGTTGCTGTGATGTTGAGAGACAGATTGAAAGAGGTTTTGCAGATACTAACTATGCTATGGCTAGTCAGAACTGTGCAACACTACAGGCAATCGACAAGGTTGGGGATAGAATCATTGATAGATTGACACAGGACAAGCTTGATACTCTTCGTGATGAGAATGCAGCATTAAGACTTTCAGCTAGTCAGACAGCACAGAATGCTTACCTAGTTGAAAAGCTTAACCCAAATCCATGTCCACAGCCTGCATATGTGGTACAGCCACCACAGACAGTATCATTCCCATTAGGATGTAATGGAGCTGTTACATTCAATGGTGGATGTGGATGTAACTAAATAATCGCTATTAACAGCGCATATTATCCCTCATGGCTAGTGCTGTGGGGGATTTTTGCAGAAAGGACTAATTATGGCTTGTAATAGATATAAAAACAGAAATTACAAAAGTGCTATTCAGTTTTACAA